AATACATTGATTATGACTTACAATTTGAGAAGAGTTTCGTAGAACCACTTAAAGCCATCCTGGATGCGATAGGATGGAACGTGGAAAAAACTGTAAACTTAGAACTATTCTTTTCCTGATGGAATTACCTATTACCAATAAAGATTTAGATACAATTATATCCGCACTTTCTTTGGGAGGTGATGCTCGTTTGTATCATCTTTTAAAAAATCATAGGGATGATGTCAGACTACAAAAAGAAGTATTTTCAGATGCAACCCCTTGTGATATCTAATGTATTCAATAGCTCTTATTATTGCTCTTCCTGCAGAGGCAGAAGGGATAGAGGGATACCCAATTTACTTGAGTGGATGTGGTAAGGTAAATGCTACCATTGCTACTATGAAGGCAATAAATGATGGATATAAGAGTATTATTAATTTTGGTTCTGCGGGTGCAGTAAGTTCTATTTCTGGTCTAGTTGAAGTAACTGGATATGTAGATAGGGATATGGATGCAAGAGCATTAGGGTGTAAGCTTGGACAAACACCCTTCGAAGATGGTATACTATTAGGTGAAAGGGGAATAGTATGTGGAACAGGTGATAAGTTCGCAACTACCACACCAGAAATTGAGTGTGATATAGTGGACATGGAATCTTATGCCATTGCTAAGACTTGTATGAAACAAGGAATAAAATTCCGCAGTTTTAAATACATATCTGATGATGCGGATGAAAATTCAGCATCTGATTGGGAAGAAAACATTCATAAAGGTAATGAATTATTCCAAAAACTACTTAATGAGATAACAATTTAATGGACTTTTTAAAAGAAATTGTAAAAGAAATAGGTGATGACTACACCCAACTCGCAGCAGACATCCAAGAAAACGAAAGATTCATCGACACAGGTTCGTACATCTTTAACGGACTGGTTAGCGGTTCCATTTATGGTGGCGTATCTAGTAATCGCATTACTGCCATCGCTGGTGAAAGCAGTACTGGGAAAACTTTCTTCTCCCTCGCAGTTGTCAAGAATTTTCTGGAGTCTAATCCTGATGGTTACTGTCTTTATTTCGATACTGAGGCTGCCGTTAATAAAGGATTACTTGAGTCTCGTGGTATAGATTTAAGTAGATTGGTTGTAGTAAATGTAGTAACAATTGAAGAGTTCCGTACCAAGGCACTTAAAGCAGTTGACATATATCTAAATACTAAGATAGAGGATCGCAAACCTTGCATGTTTGTGTTAGACTCTTTAGGTATGCTTTCCACCGAAAAGGAAATAAGGGATGCACTGGATGATAAACAAGTCCGTGATATGACCAAATCTCAATTGGTCAAAGGTGCATTTAGAATGCTTACTTTAAAGTTGGGTCAAGCAGACATACCTCTCATAGTCACAAATCACACCTACGATGTCATCGGCTCTTACGTCCCTACTAAAGAAATGGGAGGCGGCTCTGGTCTCAAATATGCCGCCTCTACGATCATTTATCTTTCAAAGAAAAAGGAAAAGGATCAGAAAGAAGTTATTGGTAACATTATTAAAGCTAAGACGGCAAAAAGTAGGTTAAGTAAAGAAAATAAAGATGTTAGTATAAGACTTTATTATGATGAAAGAGGTCTTGATCGATACTACGGGTTATTAGAACTCGGAGAGATTGGAGGACTCTGGAAAAATACTGCAGGAAGATATGAGATGAATGGTAAGAAAGTTTATGCCAAACAGATCTATGCTAATCCTGAGGAGTATTTTACTAACGATATAATGGAGAAATTGGATGCAATCGCAAAGACACAGTTCTCATATGGTGAGGGTGTATGATAATATCCTCTCAAATAAATTATGTGATGATCTAATAAATTTATTTGAGAATTCTGTTGAGCAACATGAATATTTTAATAATAATCATAGACCTTGCTTTACACAGTTAAATTTAAATCAATATCATATGAATGTTGTGAGGAATTTAATTCCTTATGTACAACAGGTTTATGGTAAATATAAAACAAAATTTCTTCCAGAGTTATCTTCTTTGGAAGAATTTCGCATTAAGAGATATCTTACAAATGGTGATGAAAGATTTGATGAACATATAGATGTCACAAATTATTCCACTGCAAGAAGGGTGGTGGCATTTATTTTTTATCTTAATGGTAATAATGGTAATACTGTATTTTCATCTCAAGACTTGAATATCAGACCTGAGTGTGGTAGAGTACTTGTGTTCCCACCTACTTGGGAATATCCTCATTCAGGATTACCACCTTCGAATAATCCGAAGTATATCCTGAGCACTTATATACATTATGGAACGAATTGAGACTACTATTCTGAGGAATCTTATCTTTAATGAAGATTACTCTAGAAAAGTAATACCTTTTATTAAACCAGAATATTTTGAGCAGAGATCTGAAAAGATAATCTTTGAGGAGATAACACAATTCATTGTCAAATATAATTCTTCGATTACGATTGAAGCACTTAATATTGAGACTGAGAATAGAACAGATCTGACTGAAGAAGAAGTAAAGGGTATTAGAGAGATTAATAATTCTCTTACAGACTCTGTAGTAGAAAACCAGTGGTTGATAGATTCTACAGAAAAATGGTGTAAAGATAGAGCCATATATTTGGCACTGATAGAATCTATTGCTCTTGCTGATGGTCAGGATGATAATAAAGGAAGAGATGCTATTCCTAGTATCCTTTCAGATGCATTAGCTGTATCTTTTGATAATCATGTGGGTCATGATTACTTAAGTGATTATGAGGAACGTTATGAATCGTATCATAGGAAAGAAGATAAAATCCCATTCGACCTCGAACTCTTTAATAAGATTACGAAGGGTGGTCTACCGAATAAAACTCTCAACATTGCTCTTGCTGGCACAGGGGTTGGAAAGTCTTTATTCATGTGTCACATGGCTAGCAGTATCCTTCTCCAAGGAAAGAACGTCCTCTACATCACTCTCGAAATGGCAGAGGAAAAGATTGCGGAGAGGATTGATGCTAATTTACTTAATGTCAATATACAAGATATAACAGATCTTCCACGTAAGATGTTTGAGAATAAGGTAACCAATCTTGCTCAAAAGACACAAGGAACATTAATTATAAAAGAGTATCCTACTGCATCTGCTCATTCAGGACATTTTAAAGCATTATTAAATGAACTTGCATTAAAGAAATCATTTAAACCAGACATCATATTCATAGATTACTTAAACATATGTGCATCATCTCGTTACAGGGCAGGAAGTAATGTCAACTCCTACTCCTTCATCAAAGCAATCGCAGAAGAATTACGGGGTCTCGCAGTTGAGGCGAACCTTCCGATTGTATCTGCCACTCAAACTACTCGTAGCGGTTACGGTAGTAGTGATGTTGAACTTACTGACACCTCTGAATCTTTTGGACTCCCTGCTACTGCTGACCTTATGTTTGCCCTTATTTCTACAGAAGACTTGGAACCATTAAATCAAATAATGGTCAAGCAGTTGAAGAATAGATATAATGATCCTACTATCTTTAAGAGATTTGTGGTAGGTATTGATCGTGCCAAGATGAGATTGTATGACTGTGAGCAAAGTGCTCAAGATAATATAGTTGACAGTGGCCAAGAAGAAGAGTATAATGGTAATGAAGAAAAACCTAAGAAATCATTTGAGGGATTTAAGTTCTCATGACTTTAAGAACACATAAGATAGTGAAGAAAAACGAACAACATAATCAAGAGTGGAGTTGGGAAGAAACCCCTGAAGTTTTATCGGCACTAGAACAGTTAAATAAATCAAGTGCCTTAGTAGAGGAAACTAAACATGCCTAAAGAAAAAGTATATGTTCCTGTAGTGGAACCAAAGACAACTTCATACCTAGAGTATGTTGAACTTGGAAGAACAGTTACTCCACATCCAGTATTCAAAAAGGATACTGTATTTGTTAGAGTAAAAAAGATTTGTAGAGGTAATCCAGCAGAAACCTTTGAGACAGAAGAGCATTGGGAGTATGATATTCCATGGTCTGAAAAGAAAGAAGAAGTAGTAGAGACTACACCAGTAAGGGCTAGAAACAAGAAAGGTCAGTTTGTTAAAGATGATCCTACTACAACAAAGAATGAAGCATGGGTAGGTGGTAAAGCACCATCAGTTCCTAAACCTAAGAGAAAAAGAAAAACAAAAATCCAAAACGCTCTAACCAATTTATTAAACAATGACTAAACAAGTTGATACCCAAAAATACACTGAGTTTGTAGACGCAGTAACATCCCAAGAATCAAAGGATTATATTTCCTTTAACTCTAGATGTTTTGGAATACAATCAGTAGAGAGTGGTGATGGACTTCCTGTTCATAGACTTTTAACTGCTGCTCTTGGTATGAGTGCAGAGTCTGGTGAGTTTACTGAAGTGGTGAAGAAGATTGTCTTCCAAGGTAAACCAGTTAATGAAGAGAATATCTTCCATATGAAGAGAGAACTCGGAGACATCATGTGGTATGTTGCCCAAGCCTGTATGGCACTTGATACAGACTTTAATGAAATCATTGAGATGAATGTAGAGAAACTTAAAGCAAGATATCCTGGTGGTGAATTTGATGTTCACCATTCGGAAAATCGTAAGGAAGGTGATGTATGAACTACTACGCATTATTAAGTGTTTCAAATAAAGATGGTATTGTTGATTTCGCAGAAGGATTAGTCCGTGCTGGATATCAAATCATATCTAGTGGTGGAACCCATGCTGTTCTTCAGGCAGCAGGTATACCAGTAATGAAGGTATCTGAATATACTGGATCTCCTGAGATTCTTAATGGAAGAGTAAAGACATTACATCCAAAGATTCATGGTGGTATTCTTGCACAACGTGGTAATCCTGCACATGATTTAGATCGTGGAGCAAATGATATTGGATTGATTGATATTGTTGCAGTAAACTTATATCCATTTAAAGAGACAGTTGCTAAACCAGATGTAACTTTTGCAGAAGCAATAGAGAATATTGATATTGGTGGCCCTAGTATGGTCAGATCAGCAGCAAAGAATCATAAGGATGTTGCTGTATTAACTAATCCACATCAGTATGGAATTTTTCTTGATGCATTGAGTGGTAATATATCTTCTGTTACTGTTGATGAATTGAGAAAGCAATTTGCACGGGAAGCATTTAAGCATACTGCTGAGTATGATACTACTATTAGTGCTTGGATGGAA